GCTACTGTCACTGTTTCTTCCGCTTTTTCTTCCGTACCACAGGCAAATAGTGTCTGGGTTATAGAAAATACAGCACTAGAACCTACAACATGGAGAGTTGTAAACGTACAGGAACAGGAAAATCTTACATTTAGTATCACAGCAGCATCACATAATACTGGTAAATACGCATTTATTGAAGATGGTACACCGTTGCCAACAAAAAACTTTACTCTAATTACAAAAATATTACCTGCTCCACAAAACTTAACGGCTTCTGAATCAATTATTGTTATTAATAATAAAGCAGTTGCAAGATTATCTATATCTTTTGCTGCTGTTAGAGGTGCTATTGGGTATTATTTACAATACAAATTTGAGAATGGAAACTTTATTAATCAACAGGTAAAAGCTACTGATTTTGATATAAATAATATTACCAATGGTAAGTTTATTATTAGAGTATTTTCTATAAACGCATTAAATAAGTTGAGTGAAAAACCAACTGAAATTGAATTTATATCTGTTGGTAAGACTGCATTACCTGGTGATGTACAAAATCTAAAAGTGGAAACTATATCAAATCAGTTGATGAGATTACGTTTTAATAAATCTACTGATATTGATGTATTACACGGTGGAAACGTAGTTGTAAGACATAGCAATTTAACTGATGGAAGTGGTACTTTTACTAATTCTGTTGACTTAATTCCTGCTTTGCCAGGATCAGTTAGTGAAACGATGTTACCTGCTATTGATGGTGAGTATATTCTTAAGTTCAGAGATGATGGTGGTAGATTAAGTGCTGGTGAAGCATCTGTTGTTGTTGTTAACCCCGATCCATTACCTAACCTGCTTGTATTTAATGATAGAGAAGATACAGATTCACCTCCTTTTGGCGGTACAAAAGTAGATTGTTTTTTCAGTGCAGAGGTTAATGGCCTGGTTTTGGGATCTTTAGAGACATTAGATGATGTTGCAAATTTTGATGCCATCTCATCTTTTGATTTTCTTGGTGCTGTAGATACAACAAATGGTGGTAGTTATGATTTTGCTAATATTCTTGATCTCGGTGCAATTCATCCCTTACGATTAACAAGACATTTCGTAACTCAAGGTTTTTATCCTAATAATCTAATAGATAGTAGATCAGCAAATATAGATACTTGGACTGACTTTGATGCGGCTACAGCTTTTGATGTTAATGCTAAATTATTAGTTGCTACAACTACTGCTGCCCCTTCTAATGGTTCAAGTTATCAGGATAGTGATTTTTCTGGTAAGACATTTAATACTTTTGCCAATGGAACTCATGTTGGTAGAGGATTTAAGTTTAGATGTGAAATGATAACTACTGACCCTGCACAAAGTATTGAAATAGACCAATTAGGTTATACGGCAGAATTAAATAGAAGAACAGAACAAAAAAGTAATATTAGTTCTGGTACGTCATCTTCTGGTCTTAATGTTACTTTTGACCATGCGTTCTTTACAGGAGCTAGTGGCACTTCTGTTGCAGTAGATTCACAACTTCCTAGTGTTGGTATTACTGCAACTGATTTAGGCGGTACTGATAAATTTGAACTTACAAATATTTCTGCCACTGGTTTTAACATTAAGTTTCTAAATGCTGGAAATGCTGTTCAAAATAAAACATTTAGTTATACTGCTGTTGGTTTTGGTCGTGGTAGTTAGTATTGAATTAAGATATACTTAAATAAAAAATTGGATTAGGCAATGGCAACTCACGATTACGTTATAGACAACTCTACTGGAGCTAACGTCAGGGCAGATATTAATAATGTACTGCAAGCGATATTAACAAATAACAGTAGTTCTTCTGCACCTAGTACAACTGCTGCTTATATGTGGTGGGCTGATACTACGAACGGGATTTTAAAAATAAGAAACTCAAATAATACTGCTTGGGTAGAACTTTTTCAACTTGATGGTACGTTAACACTTGAAGATGGAACAAAAACTGCCCCTGGACTAGCTCAAAGATCAAATTTAAACACAGGAATATTTTTCAGTGCTGCAAATAAATTTAATGTTTCTACTGCTGGTGTTGAAAGATTAGAACTTGGTACGGAAACAATATTTAATGAAGAGGGTGCTGATGTAGATTTTAGAATTGAAGGTGATGATGAACAAAATTTATTTTATGTAGATGCTGGTAATGATCGGGTTGGTATAGGTACATCAAGTCCAGTGGCAGCATTAGATATTCGTGGAAATTCTAATACAGGTTTTCAAGCCTTAAGACTTGTCAATTCACAACATGATACTAATGCTAAAGCTGCATCACAAATAAAATTTGGTATTACTATGAGTTCTGGCGAAAGAAATGCCAGAATAGAAGCGGAAGAAGAGAATCTTAATTCAAATGGTGTAAATTTAAATTTCTATACAAATTCAGCAGCTTCAGCAGATGGTGAGACTGAAAAAATGCGGATACTTTCGTCTGGGGAGGTTGGTATAGGTACATCAAGTGTACCTACTGGTTTTAAATTAGCAGTCAACGGAGATCTTTCTTTAGGTGAAACAGGTGGTAGTGATAATACATTTATTGACCAAAAACAAAATGGGATGCTGGAAATCATAAATAGTGGAAGAGATGATAACGCTGCTGCTATTCGTATTAATCGTATGAATAACATTGCAGGTGATACAACTTATTTTAGAGATGTAAATATTTATGATGGAAAAGGAACTTCTGTCATGTATGTTGATGGTAGTGCAGCGTCAGTAGGTATAGGTACAACAAGTCCAGCTACATTACTCCATCTATCTCGCACATCAACAACTGGTTATAGTACATCATCAACCACAAATGATACTTCTTTATTAATAATAAATAATGGTGCTGCTGGTCATGCAACAATGCAGTTCCAAGTATTATCAGGTGGAACAGCCAATACAGGACAAGCAACAATAAGTGCCTTTCCTGAAGCTGCTAGTAGCAAAAGCACCGCATTAAGTTTTGGTACAAGAGATAACTCTGGTAATGCACCAGCAGAAAAAATGCGATTGGACTCGTTAGGCAGATTATTGGTAAATGTAACTTCAGCTGTAGCAGGTAGTTATAATTACCAAACATTATTTCAAAGACAGATTGGAACAGGAGATCAATTATTAGGATTGCAATATAGTGGTGTAGCGACTTATGGAATAAATGTTGAATCTAACGGTGACTTAACTATAAAAAGAGATGGTTCGGAAAAAATGCGTATAGATGCGTCTGGAAGATTTTTACTAGCAAAAGGAACTACAGACGTTACTACTTCTCAGTTTCAGATTGGAGAATCTGCTGGAGGTTATTCATGGGCTGTAGGTGATGTTCCACAGGTATTGATATCAGGTGTTAATAACGAAATGCCCACAAATGGTGGAACTCGTAATATTGCTTTAAGAATAGAAGATGAAAATGCTAATACTATGTTCCAAGTTAGTAATACAGGTGGTGGTGATAGTGATCTAGGTCGGGTTGGAATAGGTACAGCTGCTCCAGATAGAATGCTCCACCTACGAAGTAATGGAGTATCAATTATTCGATTAAGTGATCAAGATACTAGTGCTGAAAATGGTTCAAATATTGGAATGATTGAGTGGGAAACAGAAGATTCAAACAACTCTGGAGTTGCAGCAAATATCCGTTCAGAAATGGTTGATACAACTTCTGGTGCTTGTAATTTTGCTATTTCTTGTGGAACACCTAGTACTATTACTACAAGATTGCTTATAGGTTCTACGGGTAAACTTAAAGCTCAAGGTGTTTATGATTTAACTACAACAGGTGGTTCACCAGTTTATGTTGAGTCTGATGGTGACCTTTTGAGATATACTTCTTCACTTAAATATAAAACTGATATTGAGACCCTAGAAGATACAAGAGCAGATAATATTTTAAATTGCAGACCAGTTTGGTATAAGTCAACTTGTGCTAATGATATAAAAACAGAAGGTGCAACAAAATCTGACTGGGGTTGGTATGGTTTTATCGCGGAAGAAGTTGCAACAGTAGACCCACGATTAGTGAGTTGGGCAACCAAAGACTTTGTTGAAACAGAAGTTCCTGCTGAAACAGAAGATTCTGCTGAAACAAAAGGTTATGTTAAGGATAATTCAGTTGAAAGAGACCCATCAAAATAT